CGTGAGTTATGAGACAGTAGACGCTATTGAAGAGTTTACAGTTGAATTCCAGATTCAATATTGGGAATCAGATACCACTAGTTAATCTAGTTATAGATAAGGGGGTAGGGTATAAAACTCTACCCTTTTATTTTAGGTTTTATAATATGGAAAACGCAAACGTGTTGCAGGAACGATAAATGGCAGAACAAGATAACAGTATTCTCAAACTCTTCGGTTTCGAGTTAAAACGTCAAAACGCTAACAAGGCAGCCGAAAAAGAATCAGAGAAGTTAAAGTCGATTGTTGCTCCCACCGATGAAGATGGTGCGGGTTACGTTACTGCGTCTGGTAGTCACTATGGTCAGTACATTGACATGGAAGGCAGTCAGGCAAAAGACAACCAACAGTTAATAATGAAGTACCGTGGTGTCGCACAACACCCTGAAGTAGATGCTGCTGTAGAAGATATCGTCAACGAATCAATCATTGGTTCAGAGATGGACATCTCATGTGAAATCAATCTAGACAAAGTAGAAGCACCTAACAACATCAAAAAACAAATGACCGAAGAGTTCAACAACATCTATGGTATGTTGAAGTTCACAGATTTGGGTCATGACATATTCCGTTCATTCTATGTTGATGGTCGTATATACCACCACCTCGTAGTTAATGAATCCAATCTTAAGGCTGGTATCCAAGAAATCAGAACGATTGATGCCGCAAAGATTCGCAAAGTAAAAGAAGTAAAACATAAGAAAGACCAACTGACAGGTGCAAAGATTGTCGAAAAGGTCTCAGAATTTTATATCTATCAAGAGAAGTCAGGCACCAACCAAGGTGTGAAACTTTCTCCCGATAGTGTTTCTTACGTATCAAGTGGTCTACTAGACCCTAGTAAGAAACAGGTTGTGTCCTATCTACATAAGGCATTAAAACCTATCAACCAATTACGTATGATGGAAGACAGTCTTGTTATCTATCGTCTCGCACGTGCGCCTGAAAGACGTATCTTCTATATTGACGTAGGTAATATGCCTCGTAATAAGTCAGAAGCATATATGCGTGATATCATGGCACGTTATCGTAACAAGATTGTTTACGATTCTAGTACGGGTCAATTGAAAGATGACCGCAAACATATGTCTATGTTGGAGGACTTCTGGTTACCACGTAGAGAAGGTGGTCGTGGTACGGAGATTAGTACACTGCCTGGCGGTGAGAACCTTGGACAGATAGATGACATCATCTACTTCCAGAAGAGACTGTATCGTTCATTGAACGTACCTGTAGCCCGTTTGGAACAGGAGTCGGGTTTTACGTTGGGTCGTTCAACCGAAATCTCTAGGGACGAAGTTAAGTTCCAGAAGTTTATTGACCGTCTACGTAGACGTTTCTCTGCACTGTTTACTGGTATACTCAAGAAACAACTCATACTGAAAGGTGTTATCACTGAACAGGACTGGGATGAGTGGAAGAGTTTTATCACGGTAGACTTCCAGAGAGACAACCACTTTACTGAATTAAAGAATTCGGAGTTGTTACAAAATAGACTCCAAACTCTTGACCAAGTGTCTCAGTATGTGGGTGAGTATTTCTCACGTGAGTGGGCAATGAAGAACGTAATGATGATGTCTGACGAAGACATTGAAGAAATGAAAAAACAAGTCGAAGGTGAGAACGCAACCGTAGACGAAGATGAAGAGGAAGTATAATGAGTGAAGTAGAGATAGAGAATTCAGAAGGTGAAGTAACAGAAGTATCTGCGGTACAAGAGTTAATTGACAACATTACTGCTGGTGAACTAAACGCAGCTGGGGGTTCATTCCAGAGTCTTATTCAAGATAAGATGGCGGATGCACTTGAAGCACAACGTGTTGCTGTTGCAAACACTATGTTTAATGATGACGATGACTCAGATATTGAAGACGATTCTGATATCGAAGAGATTGAAGATGAAGATGAAGATGAAGAAGACGTTATCGCTGAATTAGAAGATGAAGATTAATATTATTTATAAAATCTAATTCTTATAAATAATAGTATGAAATCTTATAAAGAAATTCTTACAGAATTAAAAGACCGCAAACCGAAAGGGGAAGTGGTCTTCGATAAAAAGATTAAACGCATCCCCGTCCTTATTGTTAAGGACAAGGGGACTTTACCGTTTGTGGTATATATTGATGGTGACCGTTTGGATGCCTTCAAATCACAAAAGGATGCAGAGAAGTCTGCTGAAAAAGTAATAAAGGAATTAACATGAAGTTAATTACAGAGTTTACAGAAAACGAAACTCTATCTTGTTTGATAGAGAAGAAAGATAACGGTGATAAATCATACGTTATTGAAGGCGTTTTCGCACAGGCGGATAAAAAGAATCGTAACGGACGTGTTTACCCCAAAGCCATTATGGAAAGGGCAGTAGACAAGTACGTTGTAGAACAGGTTAACAAGAAGAGGGCTGTAGGTGAGTTAAATCATCCTGAAGGCCCCACAGTTAACTTGGACAAAGTTTCGCATCTCATCACCTCTCTCAAGTTTGAGGGAAATGATGTGGTCGGAAAGGCACAAATATTGGATACTCCTATGGGTAAGATTGTAAAAGGTCTTCTTGAAGGTGGTGTACAACTAGGAGTGTCAACTCGTGGTATGGGTAGTCTTGAGCAAAGAAATGGCGCAATGGTCGTCAAAGACGACTTTATTCTTAGTACTGTTGATATAGTACAAGACCCTAGCGCACCTGAAGCTTTCGTTAATGGTATAATGGAAGGTGTAGACTGGGTCTGGAATAACGGTGTTCTTACACCTCAAGTAATTGAAAAAATGGAGACTGAAATTAGAAACGCTCCGAAAACTGTCTTATATGAGACAAGTGTTCGAGAGTTCAAAAATTTCCTCTCGTTAATTAAATCTAATATGTAAAGGAGTCAATTATGACTGAAGAAAATAAAGTCGAAGTTGAACTTCACGATGAAGACATTAACGACATTGTGGAAGAAACTCTCGAAGAAGGTGGCGCCCTAGAGCCAAAAGCAAAAGGGAATGCTAAAGATGCAAATGCAACTGACGAAGAAGAGTCAATCGCATCTGTAGACAAAGCAGCAGACGCTACCAAAAAATCTCCTGTTCCAAAAACAAAAGCAGGCATGATTAATGCTATGAGCATGAAGTTGCATCAACAGAACAAAGAGCAACTGAAAGCTTCATACGGTAAGATGATGGGTGAAGAAGTTGAAGGCGAAGATTCAATTGTGGAAACACAACTTGATACCTCTGCTGAACTGAATGCATTAGTCGAATCTGAAGCAACACTCAGTGATGAGTTTAAAGCTAAAACTGCTGTAATTTTTGAAGCAGCTGTAAAATCTAAACTGTCTGAAGAAGTAGACCGTATAGAAGCGCAGTACAAAGAAGAGTTAGCAGAAGAATTATCTTCTACTAAATCAGAACTTGTAGAAAAAGTAGACAGCTACCTGAACTATGTAGTTGAAACTTGGGTCGAAGAAAATCAAGTTGCAATCCAGAACGGTCTCCGTACTGAAATTGCCGAGACTTTCATGGAGAAAATGAAGGACTTATTTACTGAGTCTTACATCGATGTTCCCGAATCCAAGGTTGACCTAGTTGACGAACTTGCTGAATCCGTAGAAGAGTTGGAAACCAAACTCAACGAAACTACTCAGAAAGTTATTGACACTACCGAAGAACTGGAAGTTTACAAACGTGAAACGATTATTCGTGAATCGTCACGTGACCTTGCAGACACTCAAGTAGAAAAATTGAAGTCACTCGTAGAGAGTATTGAGTTTGATGACGAAGAATCTTTCGCCGCCAAAGTTAAAACTGTCGTAGAGTCGTACTTTACCAAAGAAATCTCTGATGATGGAGAAGTAGAAGCTATTCAAGAAGATGCAGACGTAACAACTGAAGTCTCTTCTGTAATGGAATCTTACTTAACCGCAATCCGAAAAAACGCATCTAAATTATAGGAATATTAAAAATGCAATCTTACGATACACTAATCGAAAAATGGGCTCCCGTATTAAACGAAGAGTCAGCTGGCCCGATACTCGACAATCACAGACGTTCTGTTACTGCCGTTATCCTTGAAAACCAAGAAAAAGCAATGATGGAGCAGAATACTGCATCACATGGCTTCATGACCGAAAACGCTGCTTCTGGTGCTAATAACACTGGTTCAGTAAACAACTTTGACCCAGTATTAATTTCACTGGTTCGCCGTGCAATGCCTAACCTAATCGCATACGATGTATGTGGTGTACAACCAATGAACGGCCCAACTGGTCTCATCTTTGCGATGAAGTCACGTTATAAGGGTGGAGCAACTGGTAACCGTGAAGCACTATTCAACGAAGCTGAGACTCAGTTCTCTGGTGATAGTTCTGGTACTCACGATTCTGATAACGCTTCTGGTTGGAACGGAATCGACTCAGGCGGCACTCGTCTTTCTGCTCTTGCTGCTGGCGGAATGCCAACTGTAGATGCAGAAGCACTTGGTCGTACTGGTGGTTCAGCGTTCAACGAGATGGGTTTCACCATCGAACGTCAAACTGTTACTGCTAAGTCACGTGCTTTGAAAGCTGAGTACACTCTAGAACTTGCACAAGACCTTAAAGCAATCCACGGTCTTGACGCTGAAACAGAACTGGCTAACATCCTCTCTACTGAAATCCTTGCGGAAATCAACAGAGAAGTTATCCGTACTGTAAACAGTCAAGCAAAAACTGGTGCTCAACAAGCGAACGTCAGTGTAAACGGCGTATTCAACATGTCTACTGACACTGATGGTCGTTGGTCTGCTGAGAAGTTCAAAGGTCTTGGTGTTCAAATTGACCGTGAATGTAACGTCATTGCTAAAGAAACTAGACGTGGTAAAGGTAACGTAGTAATCTGTTCTTCAGATGTTGCTACTGCTCTTGCTGCTGCCGGTACTTTGGACTATGCACCTGCTATCGCTAACAACCTTCAGGTTGATGACACTGGTAACACTTTCGCTGGTTTGTTAAATGGACGCATCCGTGTGTACATTGACCCATATGCCAACGTAGACTATGTAACTGTTGGTTATAAGGGTACTAACCCATATGACAGCGGTGTATTCTACTGCCCATATGTTCCATTACAAATGGTTAAAGCTGTTGGCGAAGATGACTTCCAACCACGTATCGGGTTCAAAACTCGTTATGGTATGGCATCTAACCCATTCGTTGGTTCTACACCTTCGGACGGTCTTGCAACTGCTAAGACTAACCAGTACTACAGAATCTTCAAGATTACTAACATCTTGACATAAGTCTGTAATAAGAAGAGTGAGGTTAACTCACCGTTCTTTAAACCCTCATCTTCGGATGGGGGTTTTTTTTGTCTTATAAATACATACATGGAAGATGCTCTGCGTATCAAGTGGTACGTATCGCATTAGTGGAAAGGAACCCACAATCGGAAAGACACCAACAGGAGATTGATATGAGACTTTTAATCATATCTGCCATGTTGTTCTTGACTGCTTGTAGTACAGTTGATGCGACAGTAGATGGCGCTGGTGGGATTATCAAGGGTGTTGGTTCAGACACTTTCGGTATTACCGCAGGTTTTCTTGACGTAACTTCTAATCTAATTAAAGATGTTGCAGTTAAGACTGGAACCGATAAGACCGAACCAAAGGAATAAGTATAAAAAAGGGGGACATGGAGTCCCCCGATTGGTTTTAGATTGGAGCGGAATGAGAGAATCGAACTCCCGTCAAAAGGTTGGAAACCTCTTGTAATGCCATTATACTAATTCCGCATGATTGTATATAGTCCTAAATTAACTAAGCAGCTGCAACCCACGGATTTTACCGTGTGGAGTGAATTCTACCAACCTGACCGTAGTAATCGCTTGGCTCGATGTTAGGTAGTTGGAAATAACACTGTTCTGTGTGAGTCAGTTCTTTTAAATTTTCATATGACCGTGCTTGAGGAAGAAAACCAATCAAGTTGATAGGAAAGGTTATTAGTCCACATTGTTGCAACTCGCTTTTGTGTCGTTGCAGTTGTTGTACAAATTTCACTCTTTTACTTTCTAGAGTCGCCTTTGCCGTTGGAGCACCCATGTGTCCAATCAAATCGGTATACTTACCAGTTTCGACATAACGTGAAACGGCTTGCATGATAACACGATACTGGTAACCTTCACTAACACACACACCATAGGTATCGGTTTCTGGGTTAAAGTCGCCACCGATTTTATATTCTACCGATGAGTGGTTATCAATCCAGTCCTGTATTTTAGGAACAGATGTGTATAGAATGTATGGTTGAGGCGTCCCTGTCTCTTCCATAACCATCTTCACAACACGATTCCTACAAGTCTTATCACGGGTCTTACCGTAGATACGAATGAACTCATCGTTGATTGCCTTCTCAGAGTTTTTAATAAGTCCTCTAGAAACTTTAGAACTTAGGTATTTACGCATATCAACTTCTTTATTGAGACGTTTTGTGTATCCCTCGTTTTCTCTTGCTTGGACATCTTTCATCTGGTCTATTGTACCAGTAAACAGAGTAAATATCCACGACTTCATTCCAAGTGCTCGAATTGCTTCACTACGACCATATCCATACACCAAGACATATCTTCGGTCGTATTCTTCACCACGGTCATATACCGCTGGAGGAAACTCTCTAATGTCAACTCCACCAGCAAAAGACATACGAAGTTGTTCAATCTCCGCTGAGGTGTGTGTTTCCTCTTTGGTGTACTGACCATCGATATCATCAATGAAAATATCTTTGAAGTCGAGTTTTATATTTTTTACGGATGTTACACCAAGTTCGGTGTAGTCGGGTAACGCAATTGCGTCAGGGTTGGTTTTGTGAAAATCAGTGAATGTTATGTAACGTGATGGCATAGCCATAGTATTTCTCCTATTGGATTAAATTAAGTGAAGTAGAAGACTCATAGAGAATTTCTAAAACACAATAGTATATATAAAACTTTTATCTCATATAACCCGTTCATTATACAACACTT